GCATAAACGGAGAAAAATATCCATGTAAACCTGATATTTTTATAAAGACTTATGAAGAAGTGTGAATTTATTTATTATTTGTTTTTGTATTAATGGACTTCCATTGATTATTTTCAGAGGATATAATTTGTTCAATATTTCTTACAAATAAGTTATCTACAGATTCATCTTCTTTGTTGTATGGCGCAGAAGAAGTTAAATAAATATGCTTTTGATATTTTAAAATTTCGCAAGTAGATCTGTATTGAATCCAGTATTCATGGTATTTATTTAGTTTTGCTATAGATTCTAAAATGGTGATTATAATTCCTAAAATGCCAATAATAATTGATATTAATAGAATATCTGAATATCCTGATAATAACGGTATAGTGGCTGCCAGAATAATTTCAATAATTTGAATTGTCTTATAGAGCTTTTGGCAATGTTTAGATTTCTTACTATACCACTCAATTTGTGGATCAAGCCGTTCTTTAATATATTCTTTTACATCCATTTAAATCTCCGATTATACAAGTTTTATTTATTATATACTATTTGTCAAAAAATGTCAAATAAAAAGAGGCTCTATTTTTAAATATAATAAGAAAAATTTATGTATATCATTCTAAAAACAAAAAAGAATAGTTATAGAGGTGATGTGGTATGCTGGAAAAGGAAATAAAATTTAAATCAGGGGTAAAAACTACAAAGAAGAACATCAATCAGAATCAGGGGCATAACGTTAAAAAAGAAGCGTTAGGTCCTAATACGAAAAGATAATTTTTAAGCTCTGCTTTAGCAGGGCTTTTCTTATGCCCAACGAAAGGAAGGTGAGCCTGTAATGGCTGTATTAGAAAATGCAAGACATGAGAAATTTGTGCAGTGCCTCATCCGGGGAATGAGCCAGAGAAAGGCTTACCGCGAGGCATTTCCTGCTTCACAGAAATGGAAAGATACAACCGTCGATGTAAAAGCAAGCGCTTTGTTTTCAGATGGTAAGGTTTTGGTAAGGTATAGTGAGCTTCAGGAAGAGGCTAAGGATAACGCCATTATGAAAAGAAAGGACCGCATGATTGTATTAAGCGATATAGCGGCTGACGGTAATGAAAAAACGGAGGCAAGAATCAAGGCGATAGATACTCTGAATAAAATGGACGGAGAATATACCGGTAAGCTTGAATTGTCGGGTGAGATTAATTCTAAAAACCCTTATGCCGGTCTGACTACAGAGGAATTAAAGAAGCTGATCGGCAGTGGATAGAGAATTGATAAAGCTCGGAGCAAAAATCGAGCTTGCAAGGCGCGACTTTTTTGCTTACTGTAATTTAAAGGCTCCTGACTTCTACAAAGCAGATAGACGATATTTGGTTGATCTTTGTAATGAGTTCCAGGATTTTATACAGTCTGACGACGAAGTAATGATCGTAAACGAGCCGCCCCGACATGGCAAGTCTCGGACTGCCGGACTGCTGGTTGAGTGGGCGCTGGGAAACGATAAAAATCAAAAGATCATGACGGGCTCATATAACGAAACGCTTTCAACTATGTTTTCTAAAAACGTTCGTAACGACATAATGGAGGCTAAAGCCGATGTATATAAACCCGTTTTTTCCGACGTGTTTCCCGGAGTATCGATTAAGCGCGGCGACGGAGCAATGAATTTATGGAGCTTGGAGGGCGGATATAATAATTATCTTGCAACTTCTCCGACCGGTACGGCGACGGGATTCGGCGCAACGCTGCTCATTATCGACGACCTTATAAAAAATGCCGAGGAGGCAAATAACGAATTGACAAAAGAAAAGCACTGGGCATGGTTTACAGATACTATGCTTTCCCGATTGGAGGAGGGCGGAAAAATTATAATAATTATGACGCGCTGGGCTTCGGATGATTTAGCGGGCCGCGCTTTGGAGCATTTTTATGAATCAGGAGCTAAAGTCCGTCATATCTGCATGAAAGCGTTGCAGGACGATGGTTCTATGCTTTGTCCTGAGGTTTTGTCATACAAGTCGTATATGTCTAAAATCAAGGCTATGGGCGCCGATATAGCGTCGGCCAATTATCAACAGGAACCGATAGATATCAAGGGCCGACTGTATACAAGCTTTAAAACCTATAATAAACTGCCGCAGGACAGCGGTGGAAGAAGCCTTTTAGAGGGAATATACAGCTACACTGATACGGCGGACGAAGGAAGCGATTATTTGTGTTGTGTAATCTGGGGCGCGTATATGAAAGAGGCGTATATACTTGATGTTTATTATACTCAGCAAGGAATGGAAATAACAGAAAAAGAAACTGCGGGCAGATTTTTTGAATTTAAGGTAAACAAGGCGAGGATAGAAAGTAATAACGGCGGTTCAGGCTTCGCAAGAAACGTTATACGCATATTGCGGGAACAATTTTCAAGCAATCAGACCGTTGTAAAATGGTTCCATCAATCGAAAAATAAGAAAGCGAGAATCATTTCAAATTCCACATGGATAATGGAGCATGTATATTTTCCGCAGAACTGGAAAGACAAATGGCCGGATTATTACAGCGCAATGATAAAATATCAGCGCGACGGAGACAACCGTCACGACGACGCGCCCGACGCGACAACGGGGGTTGCGGAAACTATGTATTTGTTAGGAGCGTGAAAAGGTGGGTGTAATACAGAAATTGAGTGAGAATATAAAGCGGGGGCTGCGAAGCTGGCTAAACGTTATGCCCGCAAATCCCTACAGCATACAGATAAACGAGGTTATGGACTTTGAAGTAAACGCTATCCGTAACCGGATATGGTACAGAGGAGACGGAAACGAGCTTGAACAGCTTTACGGCAGCGTTTCAGAATATGCCGATAAATATAAATTTTGGGCGTCTAAATGCTCACGTGGAATGGAAATGCGTAAAATACATACAGGACTTCCGTCGTTGATTGTCAAAACGCTTGTTTCGGTTACTCTTTCAGATATGAACGACTTTGAGTTTAAAAAACCCGCGCATGGAGATATATGGAGCAATATCGAAAATGAAAACAGTTTCCGAAAAAATCTTGAAGCAAATTTAAGAGAGCTCCTTTTTATCGGCGACGGCGCTTTCAAGATTACAATGGATTCTGATATAAGCAAATATCCTATGCTTGAATGGTATCCGGGCGAAAGAATAGAGCTTGTATACAGACGCGGCCGACTTCATGAGGTCGTATTCAAAACGCTTTTCAGGGAACATAGACGAGAATATATACTTTGTGAGCGTTACGGCTTCGGTTACATAAAAAGCGAGCTCTGCTGTGATGGTAAGCCCGTTGATATGAGCGCAGTCTCAGCTCTTAGCGATCTTAAACCCGTTATTGCGTTTGATAGGTCGCAGATACTTGCAGTACCCTTTAAAATATTTGAAAGCGCAAAATATAAAAACAGAGGCGGAAGTATTTTCGACGGTAAGCTGGACAGCTTCGACGCCTTTGACGAGGTATGGTCGCAGTGGATGGACGCGCTGCGTGCCGGAAGGTCGAAAACCTATATACCGGAGGATATGATCCCGAAAAATGAGAATAACGGAACGCTGTTGAAACCAAACCCGTTTGACAACAGATTTATTCAGACCGCAAGCGCGTTTGCCGAGGACGGAAGACCGGGTATTGAAGTAAAGCAGCCCGACATTCCCCACGACAGCTATCTTGCAAGCTATGTAACCGCGCTTGATTTGTGCTTGCAGGGGATTATAAGCCCCTCGACATTAGGAATCGACGTAAAAAAGCTTGATAACGCAGAGGCGCAGAGAGAAAAAGAAAAGGCGACTCTTTATACAAGAAACGCTATAGTTGAAGCTATGCAGGAGCAGCTTCCTAAATTAGCGGCCGCCTGTATAAACGCGTATATTATGTCTCTGGGAAAAGCTCCGGAGGAAGTCGAAGTCAGTATTCCGTTCGGAGAATATGCTAACCCTTCGTTTGAATCTCAGGTTGAAACGGTATCAAAGGCCAAGCAGGGAGGTATTATGAGTATCGAGGCAAGCGTTGAGGAACTGTACGGGGACAGTAAGGACAAGCAATGGAAAGCGGAAGAGATACAAAGACTTAAGGAAGAGCAGGGCATAGCGCAGATTGACGAAACTCTGATTAATGACGATACGTTTGATTCTGAAACGATTGAACCGGAGGTATAAAAAATATGCCTGATTACGATATCAGCGAAGCTTTTGCCCGTATTGAGAATGAATTGATTTCGTCTATGTTCCGCAACTTTAAACGCCACCGCGCGGAAGAAACAAAGGAGGGCTATAACTGGGAAATGTGGCAGACCATTCAACTGAAGGTTATGGAAGAATACCGCCGGAAGAATAAAAAGAAATTTTCCAAGGAATTTGCTTCTCTTAATGCAAGAATAGATGAATTTATCAGACAGGAGAGAGCCGACGGATCGGCAAATCAGGAAATAAAAATACTGGAAGCTATTAAAAAGGGTTATAAGCCGAAACATATATTCAGCGGTCATGCTGAAACGTCAGCAGAATTCATAAAAATGAATACCCGTAAAATGGACGCTTTGATAAGGGCGACCGTTAACGACGCTGAACGCGCCGAGCATGCCGTGCTTCGTATGGCAAACGATCAGTATCGAAAGATCGTATTTAACGCTCAGGTTTATGCGGCAAGCGGGGCGGGAACATATGAAAAGGCTGTTGACATGGCGGCAAAGGATTTTCTAAGAGCCGGAATAAACTGTATTGAATACAAGAACGGAGCGAGACACGGCATTCGTGATTATATATCTATGTCGTTGTCAACCGCGGGCAAAAGGGCGTATTTGACCGGAGAAGGGGAAATGCGCAGGGAATGGGGCGAGAGCCTTGTTATTATGAATAAGCGCGGCAATCCGTGCCCTATGTGCGCTCCGTTTGTAGGCAAAGTACTTATCGACGATGTATGGAGCGGGGGCAGACCGGACGGAAAGCATATGCTTATGAGTACAGCTATAGCAAAGGGACTTTACCATCCGAGATGTAAGGACGGTCATACGACGTATTTTGAGGGTATTTCTGACGAGGGTAAACCTTATACAGAATCAGAACGGCGGGAGCTTATAGAACAGTACAATGCCGAACAGAAACGAAGGTATGCCGAAAATCAGTCGGAAAAGTTCAGAAGAATGTCCGAAAATTTTCTTGATGAAGACAATAGACGTGTGTACGGTAAAAAAGCTGACGAGTGGAAAAAAACGGCGGAAAATTATATTGACAATTCAAGTAGAAGTGGTATAATAAAGGCAAGTGAAAGAATTGAAATTCATCCCGATAAAATCAATAAATTTCTATTAAAACCAGGCGCAAAACATTCCAAGGAATTTTTTGATGTAGGATACAATGAGAATGATTATGAACGCCTTTTCAATGATATCACTTCGGAGTTTGATAATTCAAAAGTCTTAGATATAAAAAAGAATGAGGATGGAACAGAGGATTTCAGCACATTTATGTATCTCGGTGTTAATAATAAGAAAAGATTCCGAATTGTTTGGAGAAAAGATACTCCAGAAAGTAAACCACGGTTGATAACCGGTCATAGAGAGGATTGATATTATTGTTTAATTTATATGATAAAGTTATAATAAAATCGAAGAATCTCCCCGGTACAATAGTTGATATCGTAAAAACCGGAAGCAAAACAGTAATAACTGTTGAAAGTGACATCAAAGGAAAACGCAAAGACGGTTATGGAGGAGATTTTCCACTTTTTAATTGCAGTGAAGAAGATTTAAAGTTGTTATAGCCGCCTTGATAAGGCGGTTTAGTTATATCACAATTTAATACAAATCAGCGTATGCCTAAAGGTATGCGCTATTTTTATGCCCAAAAATAAAATAACTGAAAGGATTATTACTATGTTAGTAGAAGTATCGAAAATCAACAAGCAGGAAGTAACTGTTGTAAGCAGTCTTGATGTAGCGGAGACGTTTGAGAAACGTCATGACGATGTGCTGAAATCTATTCGTAATCTTGGCTGTTCAGACAAATTCCGACTCCGCAATTTTGCGGAGTCGACATACATTAATGAGCAAGGTCGTAAACAGCCGTGCTATTACATGACAAAAAATGGATTCTCATTTTTGGTAATGGGCTACACAGGCAAAAAAGCTGACGCTTTTAAAGAGGCTTATATAAATCAGTTTGAAGTCATGGAAAATATTCTTAAGGGCAAGCTTATAGAACGAGAAAAGGGGATCGCAGTCAGGCAGTCGCTCACGAAAGCCTTGCAGCAGTCTACTGAAAACGAAAGAATGCACGGTCATGCGTATTCGACATATACAAACTGCATTTACAAGGTTTTGTTCGGCATGAACGCCAATAAGCTGAGAGAGCATTACGGTATTCCCAAAAAAGATAATCTCCGCGATTGTTTTACAGCGGAACAGCTCAGAGATATAGAAAGCATGGAAATGCTCGTGTCGTCTTTGATTAATTGCGGCTGGGGTTACGACCGGATAAAAAGCTTCATAGAAGTAACGAATGTTAAGAAAATAGCTTGTTAAGCGTTTCGGCAATAGCCGGAGCGTTATTTTTATATATCACTAAAAAAGAAAGAGGTAGAATTATGAAAAGAAAATCAAAGAAAATACTTGCAGCCGTAATGGGGCTGACGTTGATGTCGGCATTGTCTGTCGGATGTCAAAGACAGTCTGAAAGAGTATCGTACAATATTTCAAAGCAAGCTGATAACTTTAACACAATTAGGCAAATAACCGTTATTAACTGCATTCAGGGCGATGTACTTTTTCAAATGACCGGAAAAATGTCCTTAAATGTGGATACCGCAGAAAATCAGCTTGAAATAATAGTTGAAGATGAAAACGGCGCATATAAAAAGCATTTTATAGGGCTATCAGATAACGTTACTTATACGGTCGAAGATGTTACGGATAATTACGTTGATAATTACCACTATACGCTTAACTTCAATCCGAATATGTGGATTCCGGTAAACTTTGAAACTATTGATTAAGCGCTTTTATGAGCGCTCTTTTCATGCCCTGAGCACGGCATAAAACTGCTTAAATATTTTTTGGAGGTAATGTTATGGCAGAAGAAGCTACCGTAAACAATCAGAATCAAGGACAGAATCAAAATGCTGGCAATTCCGATACGCAGTCCGTTAATGCCCGCGAAATTGACTACGGCAAAATCGCCGAAATTGTTGCAAACGGCACAGAACAGAAGGAATCGGAAATACTCAGGAATTATTTTAAACGTCAGGGATTGTCTCAGGAGGAAATGTCAGCCGCGATCAACGCCTATAAGGAGGAAAAGGCAAAGAATACTCCCGATTTGAATGAAATCCAGTCGCAGCTTGCACAGGCGCAGAAAGCCGCCTTGACGGCAGAGATTCAGCGAGCCGGCACTCTGGAAGCCATTACAATGGGAATTGACGTAAAGACAGCGCCGTATATTCTTAAAATGGCGGATATGAGCGGAGTTACCGGAGAAGACGGAAAGATCAATCAGGAGGCGTTGAAAAACGCTATAGCAAAGGTATTAGAAGACATACCCCAGTTAAAGCCGCAGGCCGGCGGAGCTAAAGGCTTTAAATTCGGAGCCGATGGAGATTCCGGAGACAATAACGCGAACAACGACGCTCTTAAAGCGGCGTTCGGGCTTTAATACAAAGAAAGGATGATATAAATGGCAGTATATGATTACGCGACGACCTTTACAGGCTTGCTTCAGGAGAAATATTCAAAGGAGCTTTGCTCAGACGCACTGACTAAGAGCAATATGCAGGTGCAGTTTATCAATGCTCAGACTATCAAGCTTCCAAGAATGACGCTTAGCGGTTACAAGGATCACTCGAGAACGCCGGGCTTTAATTCCGGTACTATGTCAAACGATTGGGAGCCTAAAAAGCTTGAGCATGACAGAGATATAGAGTTTTTCATCGATCCGATGGATATCGACGAAACTAATCTCACGCTTTCAGTTGCAAATATTCAGAACACATTTGAGACTGAGCGTGCTATTCCCGAAAAGGACAGCTATCGTTTTTCTAAGCTTTTTGCGGAGCTTACAACTTACGGCGGAAATATCGACGCTACCGTTTTGACAGCGGCTAATATACTTGATAAATTTGACGATATGATGACCGCAATGGACGAGGCGGCAGTGCCGGAGGAGGGCAGAATTCTGTACGCAACTCCGACTGTCAAAAAGCTTCTTAAACGCGCGGAAGGTATTCAGCGTAATATCGATGTTAGCAGCCAGTCGGGAATTGACAGGCGGGTGCATAGTCTTGATAACGTTGAAATAAAAAGCGTTCCATCCGCCAGAATGAAAACGCAGTACAATTTTACGGACGGCTGTACTCCGGCAGACGGGGCAAGACAAATAAACTTTATTCTTATTCATCCATCCTGCGTTGTTTGTAGGGATAAGTACAGCTATATCAAGCTTTTTACTCCTGGAACAGACAGCAGGACCGCAGACGGTTATTTGTATCAGAACCGCAATTACGGGGATCTGTTTTTGCTTGAGATGAAAAAAGACGGTTGTGCAATGAACGTAGAGCCGGCAACTGTTGAGGAAGAGAATACGGAACAGGAAAGCGTATAAGGAGATGATAAAATGAAAGCGATAAAAGGAAACAAGGTATACGATATAACCGAACAGGAAAAGCAGTCGTACATAAGCCGCGGCTTTGATATACAAGACGAAGACGGAAATATAGTTTCCTACGGCAAAGGCAAAAGCGTACCGTTCAGCGAATATGAAAAGGTAAGATCAGAGCTTGAAAAGCTGAAAACCGAACGTGAAACGAAGCCGCCTAAAAAGGAAAACAAATGATGTACGCAGACAGCGCATATTACGCCGACGTCTACGGCGGTACGACAATACCGGAAGAATCTCGTAATAAATACCTCGGTTTTGCGTCAAGACACGTTGATTCCCTGACCTACAACAGGATAGTGGGCCGGGGATTTTCTGAGCTTACGCCTTTTCAGCAGAACATTATCCGCGAAGTGGTTTGTCTGCAAGCGGATTTTGAATATGAAAATGCCGACGAAATCGGTAGTATACTTTCCGGCTATAGTATCAACGGGGTATCGGCTCAGTTTGGAAGCTCGTGGAACATTTACACGGATAAAGGGGTAGCAATAAGGAGCGATGTTTACGCGCTGCTGTCCCAGACAGGTCTGTGCTGCAGATTAATGAGGTGATTAAATTGAAATATCCGTGTCTTGTGCCGAAAAGACTGTGCAGAACTCCCGTTATCGTTGAAATAGAACAGGAAGGGCTTAATAAATACGGAGAGCCGAATAAAAGCGTTGTTATAAAAGAAATGTGCAATTATCAGGATAGCGGCCAAACAATTCTCACCGCTGAAAAAAAGCTTATACAACTTTCCGGTACAGTTCTTTTCACCGGCGATATAGCGCCTGAAATACCGAATATAACAGGCGGTACGGTAACGGTAAACGGAAGTTTAAGGCGTATTTTTAAAGGACAAAAGGCGAGAAATCCTGACGGCTCCGTAAATTATACAAGATTGGATCTGATATAATGCAAAAAAATGTAAGCTGTAATATAAAGCTGAATGAAACAGCCATTAAACAGCTTGAACGCGCGCAGATAACGGCTCTTGAAAAAACTGCCGAATTTATCCACACCGATGTTGTGCAATCGCAGACGATACCGTTCGACGTGCCGACGGAAAAAGAAAAAGCGGCGGGCAAGACAACCGCCGGAACATTACAGAACGAAAAGCATTTTATCGATTCGACACAAAGTAAAATAGGTAAGGTATTCGTCTGCGTTGAGGGACCCTACGCCCGACGGCTGTATTTTCACCCTGAATATAATTTTGATAAGGGCGAAAATCCCTATGCCGGCGGAAAATGGTTTGAGCCTTACAAGGACGGAGGGAAAAAGAATTTAAAGGTCAGGGCGGCGTTTAAGCAATTTTATAAACGGGAAACGGGGGTATGAAATGCTTTATCTGTCTGATATACGCGATTTTATCGGAACAATGGGAATAACTGACGACGAAAAGGTTTACAGCGGCAAAATGCCGGATAAGAACTTCAAGAGTATAGGAGTTTATAATCTGAAACGTTCTCGTCCGCCGAATATACCGGCGGGAGGATTGAAAAACAGCAGCTATGGCGTAAGGTCCGTTTCTCTGCTTTGCCATTGGAATAAAAGCCAGCGTGAAACAGAGCGCGCCGCTCAGCGGCTGTGGAATGAGCTTTACAGTACGAGAAATTCGGTAATAAACGGAAACAGAATACTGTTCGTAATGCTGTTGCTCGATGAGCCTGTATCGGTTGATACGGATGAAAACGGCATATATGAATATGTAATTGAATGCGATTTTTATTATGAAAGGAAGGAATGATTAATATGGCTGGAGAATCAGTTAAATATACCTCCGGAGTTCACGCAAATTATGATATTGCCTTTAGAATAGATACGGCGGGGTTAAATTTCACGGACGGTCAGGCAATGCCTAAAAGCCCTAAAACCATAAGCGACGCCGAAGGGCTTTCCATAAGCATTGACGGAGGAGTCGAGGAATGGAATCCGATGGACGGTGAAGGTTGGACTAAAAGACTTGTAACAGCTAAATCCATTACCATTTCAATGACCGCGAAAAGAAACAGCGGCGACCCGGGGAACGATTATATAGCCGGCTTATTTATGAAAACGGGCAACGATTGTTATTCGTTTTTTGATATAATTTTCCCCAACGGCGACGAGCTGGGGATGCCGTGCGTTGTTAATGTAACGTCTCTCGGCGGCGACAGTACGGCAATAGACGCTATGGAGTTTGAAATTTTAAGTCACGGAAAGCCGGAGTATATAAAGGGATCGGCTTCGGTATAAATTGACAAAAAAAGACACCCGTGGTATAATAACCGTGCGGGTGTCTGCATAAAACGGTAGGCGGTTCAATTCTTCCTCCAGTATTGGAGGTGAGTTACTATGGGCATAATGGAAATACTTACTTTATTACTTGTAATTATTGAAATAGTTAAGCTTGGTAACAATAATAAAAGAAAATAACCGCCCCACTCCTACATAGGGCGATTATTTATTTACGCTGTATTCGGAGGTGAACCGCTTATCGCAGACGCCCTTTTTCATCTATTATTATACCATAATTTTATAAAATGTCAAGCGCTCCTAACGGGGCGCATTTTTATTCCTGCCCGAAACGGTTAAGGCTTAAAACTGTCCCGAAAAATAATATTATGGAGGTTTTTATTATGACAAAGAATTTAAGCTATTTTATGAGAGAGGAAAAGGAAGAGATTATTACGGCGCCTGCTCCGGAAAGCTTTAAGGATGAAAGCGGTAAGCCGATTCAAATGGAAATTAAAGTATTATCAGGCGAAAGAATAAGAAAAATTACCGACAGTTACCGAAAGAGAAGCGTCGCATTCGATAACAACGGTAAACCGTATATAGAAAACGGAGAGGTTGTTTTCCAGACTGAAAACGATACGCCGAGGGCATTCCGTCATATAATTGCTGAAGCTCTTGTATTTCCGAATCTTTGCGATAAGGAGCTTATGGATTTTTATCACTGCTATGATAAGACAGAAATGCCGCTTAAGGTTTTTTCAAAGCGCGGCGAGTACGACCAGGTATTCAACACTGTTATGACGGCTCTCGGGCTAATGCAGTCTAAAAAGGAAACCGAAAATAATCTGGTTGAAGAAGCAAAAAACTAATATCCTGCAAGGGAAGCGATTCTTATTGGGCGCATGTTTTATGGCAGCGTCACGGACTGCGTATGGAGGAGTTTGAAAAAATGTCTAAGAGGACCAGGCTCTTCTATATCGCGTCTGAGGTATGCGAATCAGAAAACCCTTGCAGGACTGATATTGAAATTTTTCTTGCTATGCTTAAGAGAGGAGTGAGATTTTGAAGAGTGAGTATACCGCTAAATTTAGAATGGTAGATGAAATGAGCGCAGCTATGGTCAGGTTAGGCGATACCGGAGTTAACGCGATAGTTGATGTGGAAAAGTCAAGCGTTAGGCTTGATTCTGCGCTGCTAAACACATCCAAAAGCTCCGCCGAAGCGGCGGCTTCTCTTTCTAAGCTTTCCGGCAATTCAACGGTGGCCGTTACGCCGTCAAGATTATTAGCAGACGCAATGTCCGATCAGGCGCGCAAACTTGAACGGGCCGCGGAAAAAGCCAGAAATAAGGCAAATATAGACGCACAGGCAGCGGCAGAGGCTAAAAGATTTCATGAAAGCTTAAAAAGTCAGCTAATGACGGTTGATAAAGTGACCGATTCCATGAACGACGAGGTAGTTCAGGCGCAAAAGACTTCTGAAAGTCTTGAAAAAGTTGCCCAGAAGTCGGAAAAAAAGGCGAAAAAAGCGGAGGAAGCCGCAGCGGCGGCGAGAAAAAATGCTTCTGCCACAGAAGCGTCCGCGCAAGCGGAAGAAAAAATGTATGCGGCTTCCAACAAAGCCGCTAATGCGGAGCAAAAGGTTGCGGACGCGCTTAACAAGTCTGAGCGCGAGGCTAAAGAATACGGCGAAGCGTTGCAAAAGGCATCCGGCGAGAGTGAAACTTTAGGAAACAAAGCCGCTAATGCGGGAGAGCTTATCCAGGACGCTTTTGCAACTATCGGGGCAGTGGCCGCGCTGAACAAAATAAAGGACGGTTTTGTTTCCGCCGCAAGCGCAGCGATAGAGTTTGAAAGCGCCGTAACCGGAGTGTACAAGACGGTTGACGGGACCGAAGAACAGCTCGCTGAAATAAGCAGCGATATAAAGGAAATGTCTCTTGTGATTCCGTCCTCTACTACCGAGATCGCAGGCGTTGCCGAATCAGCGGGGCAGCTTGGAATCGCCACCGAAAATATAACGGACTTTACTGAAGTAATGATAAATCTCGGAGAGTCTACTAATCTGTCATCGGAGCAGGCGGCTTCATCCCTTGCGAAATTTTCCAATATAACTAATATGTCGGCTGACAATTATGAAAATCTCGGCTCTGCCATAGTTGCACTCGGCAACAATTTCGCCACAACAGAAGCGGATATAGTTGAAATGTCAACAAGAATGGCGTCCGCCGGAACTCTTGCGGGCATGTCGGAATCTGATATTCTCGGACTTTCCGCGGCAATGTCTTCTGTGGGAATCGAGGCTGAAGCGGGCGGCTCCGCTATGTCTAAGCTAATGACGGATATTCAGGTTGCCGTTGAAACAGGAAACAGCAGCTTAGAAGATTTTGCTTCCGTAGCCGGCGTGAGCTGTGAGCAGTTCGCCGACATGTTTGAACACCGTGCTGTCGACGCTCTTTATTCCTTTATAGACGGCTTAAACGACGTTGAAAGAAACGGGGAAACCGCTACCGTAATTCTTGAAAATATGGGCATAAGCGAGGTCAGGCTTTCTAATGCGGTAAAATCCCTTGCGAATAACAGCAGCGGGCTTGCGGGCGCGGTAAGTCTTGCGGGGGAAGCCTGGGAAGAAAATACGGCTCTTGCAAATGAAGCGAATACGCGTTACGGCACGCTTGAATCACGTCTTACAATGACGCAGAACGCGGCCAATAATCTTAAAATAGCAATCGGCGATACGCTGACTCCCACAATAGGAGCGTTTGCCGATATGGGAACAAGCGCGCTTACATGGATGACGGATTTTGCTGAAAAACACCCCGTCGTCGTAGAGGGAATAACCGGCATAACTGTCGCGGGAGCAGGGTTTATCGGAACGGTTACAGTCGCCGCCGCTGCGGTGAAAGCTTTGAACATTGTAACTAATACTTTTAATTTAACTTTGTCTAAAACCAAGGTAGGATTAATAATCGGAGAAGTTGCAACAGCCGGAGCGGCTATCGGCGGGCTTATACATCATTTTAATTCGGCAGAGGACGCTGTTGAAGATTATAACGGCACGCTAGAGCAATGCCGGATAGAAATTGACAGTACCGAGACTGCTTACGCAAACGTCTGCAAGTTATACGGAGAAAATTCAGAAGCCGCGAAAAGTCTTTCCAAAGAACTTGATACGCTGAACGCCCAGTATGAAAAAGGCGGCGGATTTGTTTCGGATTATGAGCAAAGGCTTGCGGAAAGCCAGGAAACACTAAAGTCTTTTATTACAGAATACGATAATAAAATGACTAAAATTGATGGCAGTTGGCAAAGTGGCATGATTGCTGTGGCTCAGCTTGACGCATTATCAGATAAGGCCCAGATTACGAATACTGATCTCGATTTGATGGCTGATTACGCTGATTATCTTAATGATACTTTTAATTGTAATATAGAGGTAGATTATGATACAGGAGAACTTACAGGTTTCGATCCTAATTCAGTAATAGACCAGCTTACGGAAAAAGCTGAGGAAAACCGTATAAACTCTGCCGCAGAATCTTTAACAAGTCCTGAATTTACCAATGGTTATATTGATATTTTAAAAGAAAAAAAGGAAATTGAACAGGAATATGCCGTTGTCAAAAATGAAATACTCAAAGCAATGAATGATCCATCTGCGGTTAATACTACTGGATTTACGCTTGATGAGGCAGAAAAAGAGTTTTCAGAAAAAATTGCCAAGGCTGAAGGTCAGATTATTGAATATGAAAACACCGCCCGCAAAGCTTTTGATACAATGGGCACGCCTGAGAGCGCTGATAGTTTTCTTGATAATCTGGAAAATATGGCGGACGATTATGGCAATTTAGGGCAAGCAGCCGAAGAAGCTAATAATGCCATATTAACCCCTCAGGACGCCGCAAGAGACGCTATGTCCGAAGTGGCTGACGAAATATTAAAATTGTCAGAAGCTTACGACGGAGCGTATATTTGCGCTCTTGAAAGCTTTCAAGGGCAGTTTGGATTATTCGACGAAGCGCAGGCAAACGCCGATGCTACTGTTTACAGCGCGCAGGCCGCAATGGATTCACAGCTCGAATATTGGAATCAATACGGTGAAAATATTTCATATCTCGCAAATACGTCTGCGGAAAGCTTAGGACTTACGCAAGAAAATTATGACGCATTGATGTCTTATGTTCAAAGCGGAAGTGAAGAAGCCGCGGGGCTTGCGGACAGTATAGTATATAACATAGAAAATGGAAACAGTGAGGCAGTAGCTAATCTTGCCAATACTATAGGAGAAGTTTCCTCAAAACAAGGGGAAATTGCAGATACCACGGCCGTATGGATTACTGATTATGAACAAAAGCTGGGAGATTATGTCAAAACGGCGGAAGATAAAATTGCTGAAATGGATTTATCAAAGGACGCAAAGAAAAGCGCTATTAACACTGTAAATGCCTACGCAAGCACAATACTTGCGCAAAAAGATTCGGCAGTTTCAGCCGCAAACAGTCTGGTAAGCGAAGTACAAGCTGTTTTTAATAACTCAAAGGTTACATACACTCTGCCGACTCTGCCGGAAGAAAAGGGAGACGTTTCTGTATACGGGCCCGCCGAGAGAGGTTATGCCACAGGAACGCTATCGGCTGAACCGGGTATCGCATTGGTCGGAGAAGAAGGGCCGGAGCTTATAAATTTCAGAGGCGGAGAAGCGGTTTATACTACCGACGAGACGGAAAAAATCCTGAACGGTTTTGCAGAACGTTCGCTATATGTTCCGCCTGCAAAATCATTTTCAGCCGAGAAATTTGACGCTAACTCTGAAACGGTATCAAAAAAGGAAATATCCCTTGATATAACGGGAAAAGGATCTGTAAATATACAAAGTAACATGAGCAAGGAGCAGGTGGTTTCAATTCTCAGCGATTACATAAAGCCGGTGCTAATGGGTATTGTTGAGCAGGAAATATTTGAAGAGGGGGAATCCTTCTATGAAATCTAACGGATATCAGTTTTGGTTTGAAGCCGACGGCGGCAAGACTAAGCTGCAGCTTCCGGTAAATCCCGAAACATTGACCGTTAAACGAACTGCTAATAACAGCAGCGTTACGGTTGCGGGGCTTGGAGAGGTTATTGTTTTAAACGAGCGTTCAGCTATACAGATTTCTTTTTCAAGCGTCTTTCCCGCGCATTACTTTCCCGGGTGCAGCGTTAAAAAGCCCTTGTTTCCGGCCGCATACGCGATGTTTTTTTCAAGTTGGATGTCCAATAAAAAGCCGGTTAGATTTACCGTGGCGAAATGCGGAATAGTTATGTATGTAACTGTCGAAAGCTTTCAGTATTCCGAAAGCGGCGGAGACGTCGGGACCTATGAGTATTCTTTAACGCTTAAGGAGTACCGCGGCGCACGAGTCAGACAGATTAACTTGGATAAAAATAAGAAAAAAGCGTCCGTTGAAAAAAGCAAAAGTACGAGAGTTAATAATAAAAATATACCTAAGACCTATACGGTTAAATCCGGAGATTGCTTATATAATATCGCTAAAAAGTTTTACGGAGACGGTTCTCTGTATACAAAGATTTATAATGCGAATAAAAAGCTTATAGGCTCTAATCCGAATTTGATAAAAGCCGGTCAGGTGCTTACAATACCTTAGAAGGAGGACGGTATGCCGGATATTTCACTGATTTTATATAAAGACGGTCGAGCCTATGACATTTCTGGACTGGCGGAAAGTATAAAGTGGAAAGGGCGGAAAGGCTCGGCGGCGCGTTCTGTCAGTATATCTCTTTTGGACGATAACAGCGGAATGAATAAAGCGGTAAGCGGAATCGACGTGACAAGAGGAAACCACCTTATTTTCAGCTATAAGGGCAAGGAATTGTTTCGCGGTATAATAATGTCGCAGCAGCAGTCCGACAGCCGAAAAATGCCGATAACCGCTTATGACAACGGTATATATCTTTCTAATAATAAGGATACCTTCGTGTACGAAAATAAAACCGTGCACGATATTTTTATAGACGTATGCAAACGCTTCGGTATAAAATATTCCGAGGTTGCTGAAACGAAATATAAGATACCGGAGCTTACCAAGTCAAAAACAACAGCGTGGGACGCTGTTATGGACGCAATAAGTCAGGATTATAAAGCAACCGGAACAAAATACTATGTGCATTCATCCAAAGGCATACTGAGTCTTGTAAAGAGACGTGAAAATATGCTTCAATGGGTACTTGAAACAGGCTCTAATATGACTTCATACAGCTATAAGAAAAGTATCGAGGACATCAAAACAAGGCTGAAAATATACTCGGATGAGGATACGGTTTTTGCTGTAAGAAAAAATAAGGATATGGAAAATCTTATAGGTATTTTTCAGGAGATTGAAAAAAAAGACGACGATATGTCGGAGGCAAAGCTGAATCAGCACATAGACGAAACTCTCAAAGAAATCAGCGCTCCGGAAATAAGCCTTGACGTTGAGGCTTTCGGCATTCCGGACGTCATATCGGGAACAGGAGTATATGTAATCATAAACGAGCTGGGAATCAAACAGACGTTTTATGTGGACGAAGATACGCACACCTTTAAAGACGGAAGCTACAAAATGGGCCTTAAGCTCAATTCCGTAAACGAATGAGGAGGCATATAATGAATGATTGTACAAGTATAAAGCAGTTGGTACAGCGGCTTATGCCGCGTCAGAACGAAATTGTTATCGGAAAGGTAGTACGGTCAAATCCTTTGCATGTACAGAT